AGGTTGCCCCAACGGAAGAATTCTTGGAATGCACGTTAGTGCGCGAGACAAAGGATCGACCAACAAAGGATGGAGCGTAGCCCTGGTACGAGAAGTCGTCCAAGCAGGCGTAGATAGTTTTGGAAAGAAGCCTTTCCAGCTAGATGAGGCACAGTACTTGTCTGGGGCCGGGAATGTGAATCCCGAAGGAGTCCACGTCTTAGGGAGGTCTTTGGAAGGCAATAACATTATACCTTTCAAGACAGCCCTAAAGAGAAGCGAGCTCTTCGAGTGCTTTGGTGAACATACAACAGAGCCGTCCATCCTCTCTCCAAAGGACGAGAGATATATAGAAAAGGGTTCCATCCTGGAGAAGGCCCTTGGGAAATACGGAAAGCCTGTACGAATGCCACCCGCGGATATCATTGCAGAAGTAATGGCACATGAGAAGGCAGAAGTTAGAACATGGAAGGGAAAGAAAGAAGTCCTGACCGATGAGGAACTGTTAGAAGGACTGGGTTATGGAGTTCCGAGCTTGGACGAAAATACATCTGCTGGGTGGCCTTATAGTCTGAAAGGAGTTTCTCGCAAAGAACTGATTAAAAGCTTCCGTGAAAGGGGTTGGTACTATGAAGAGTTTGCGAAAATAGACAGAGAAACACAAGAAGGAATAGTTCCGAAGGTAATATGGATAGAGACTTTGAAGGATGAGCGGCGTCCATTAGAAAAAGTTGCAACTGGTAACACGCGCAGCTTTTCTATGGCACCATTTTTCCATCTCCTGTTGATGCGCAAATATTTTGGAGCTTTTGTAGCCAGTTTTGTGCGCAACGCGGACTACTCTGCTATAGGAGTAGACCCTGAAAGCCCACAATGGCACGAATATGGAAAGATGTTCGAGGGAGGAGCGTATGATGCGGATTATAAGAACTTTGACGGTACTATACATGCAACGTGGTTTGCGCTGTATTGTGAGTTGGTTAACTATTGGTACGAGGACGCCTTCTCGCTCGCTCGAGAAGCCATAATCGAAACCTGTGCTTGCCGATACTCACTTGCCAGCCAAACGCTATTGTTATTGTGTCAAGGAAGCCCCTCTGGACTCTTCCTAACGGCATATTTCAACACGTGGGTGAATGACAAGTATATCAAGTGTGCTTGTATCGCTCTGTACAGAAAAATACCGCGATGGAAACGCAAACTCTACGGTGACGACTTGCTGATGAAAGTGACTGATCCAAAATTTTGGGGGTTTTTCGTCGTGTTCTTAAGGGAAATGGGTATAACCGTTACCGACTCGAGCAAGGCCAAGATTCCTTATGAGAAGGAGCTCAAAGACCTGGAATTTCTTAAAAGAACGTTTGTTGAGAGAGATGGAATCTACTTCGCAGCGATGGACTTGAAGAAAGCAGCTGAGATACTGTATTGGGTGAGAAATGGGCCCCCAAAGATGCGATTGTATGAAAACCTCGTACAATACCAAATTTTAACATTTGGATGGGGAAAAGAAAGCCACGACGCCCGTGTGGAATATCTCAAAGAGCGCGTCTACTCCGCGCTTCCTCGTTGGGCTATGCCTTACGAGAGTATTTTAGAGTGGTACAAGGGAGAGAGAGAGAAGCTGGACATAGAAGTTAATCTCAGTATGCTGAGCA